ACGGGTGCATTGCGGATCTGCTCGGACGTTTTGACAAGGCGGTCGTACGTCGCGTTAATCCTGCGCGCACGCAGGTTTTCGGCAACAGTGCCGGACTCGTGCGCGGCGCGCGCGAGTGCCATTTCCTCGGGCGTAAACACGAGTCGTGACGCCTTGACGACGGACGCGGCCTTACCCGCCCATACCGTCGGGTCGCCCGCGAAGCTGAATCCGGCATCGCCAATTCCGGTGATCCAGTGCGCCCCGCCCGAGCCGAAGTACTGTTGACGCTCTAGCTCGCGGTTCTTGTCGTCCAGAAGCGCGTACTTCTGCGCTTCTGACTTGCCCTCGTACGCGCCCTTAGTGCCGAGCCAGAGGGTTTGCATCGGGGATGAGCCGGCCGATATGACCTTGCCGTAAGTATCGCGGTACTGCGGGTCCCACATAGGAGCGATTTGGAATCCCGCGAGGAATCGGTTCACGGTCTTGCCGAACGACTCATCGCCTGATGATGCATCGAAGTAACGGGTGTTTGCTTCCACGTAGTCGCCCGTGGTCTTCGGAAATCCGCCCTCAAGCACCCAGTACAGCGGATTCAGGGCGGCGGTCTGCAACCACTTCGGCGTACCGGAACGCCCGGTCGGGTCTTCCGCCTGGGCCTGCTGCAACGCTTGCATCTGCGCGCGCGCGGCAGCAAGCGGGTCGGGCGCGGGAGAAGGCGTGCCAGCGGGAAGGAATACGCGACCGGTCGAGAACGCCTGCTGGTTAGTCTGCGTGTTCTTTGCAATGTCGAACGATGCGCCGACAGGGGTGCCCTGCTCGAATGCCAAGCCCGCGCGTGCATTCACGCCGGTAGCAGACAGCACGGGGACTCCTAAGCGTAGAGGGCAGTACGAACAAGTCGCCGGAACGACGGCGTAGCGTCAGGCTCAGCCGCCGCAGCGATCAGCGCCTTCATGGCGGCAGGGCCGATGGCCGCAACATCGGCGCGGCGTTCATCGCCGGGCGTCTGCGGAAGATTCAGTGCGGATGAACCGGCACCCGCGCCCTGGTCGGCACCTGCCGTTACCGGCTGGTCGGGATTGGTTGACGGCGCGCTCAACGGGGGCTGCTCAGCGAACTTGTTTCCACTTGTCGCGGCAGGGGCAGGTTGACGGGCCGCGCCAGCGAGCGGAGCGGACGATTTTAGGTTGTCCAACGTTGCGCCCTCGCCATAGCTCGGGCTGTTGGGATTCATCACACCGCCATCGGTGCGGGCGCTCAAAGCGCCGGGGCCAGAGACGACGGCGGGATTGGCGGGCGTACGTGCGCCGCCCCACTGATTAGTCATCGTTCGTCAACTTCGCTCCCATGTCGTCGTACGGCTACAGGCCGCCGCCAGCGGGCAGGTATCGGCTTACGCCGCCCTGCAAGTTCGCCTTACCACCTGCCGACATTCCGGCGAACAGGGTTTGCAGGTCTGGGCGTGCGCCCTGCCCACGCGATGCGATACCGGCAGTCAGGCCGGAAGGAAGGCCCTGCGGCGTGAAGCCGGGCGTCTTAGCGCCGGGCGTACCGGGCGGGGCGTTCGGGTCTGCCTGCTGCTCTCCCGCCCCGGTTTCGTCAGGTGGGCCGTTCTGCTCTGCCGCGCCCGTTTCCTCGGCCTTAGGCGGGGGGAAGATGCGGGCAAGGGCATCTTCTAGCCGCTCGCCCTTCTGCACCGCTGTGAGGGCCGCCACGGTGGCAGAAATGATGCTTGACGGGTCCTGCCCGGCTGCCACCATCGCGGGCATCGACTGGACAAGGGCAGACATGCCCTCGACAAGCGATCCGCGCAACTTCTCAATGGTGATCTTCGATTCCTCATCCTGCGGATTGATATCCGACGGCAGGTGCCGACGCACGTAATCCTTGCTGACGAGATCGCCACCGAGCGCTTGCAGGAGGAACACAAGGCCACGGTTCGGGTCCAGCCCTGCGACGCCGCCGTACGCGACCTGCACCGTGTAGTCGCCGTGGATATCACGCGCGGCACGGTAAGTCAGCTTGTACGGCGTCGAGTCCGCAACGCCCTGAATGGTCTTGGAATCGTTCGGCCAGAACTTCTCATCTAGCTCGAAGCACAGCGAAATGACCTGCTCGAAGTGGCCGACCAGTGTCTCCTGGCACATCGCAATCTGCTGCGAGTACCCGGCCATGAGCTGCTGGACGCCCTTGCCGGTGACAACCGACGCGTCAATCGACCCGCCGAGCGCTTCCGGCGTGATTGCGCCGTACTCGATCTCTTTCGACAGGTACGCCGTCGTCTGGAAAGCCGACTGCGGAACGTCAAGGGCGATACGCCTGATCTGCTCAGGCGTATTAGAGTGAATGATAGCGCCGGGACCGGTAGGAACGTCGATCACGTCATTCGGCACCGCAATGGGGGCCTCGACAGCCTGCGCCGCTGCCGACAAGGTGTACGTCTGCATCGCGTGAAGCGCGAGCTGTACCCAAATCAGATCGTCGAACGTCCCGCGGATCTCGTCATCCAAGCCCGGCTTGGCGGTTGCCACGTACGTGCAACGACCGAGCGGGTTGGGCATGTCGATGAGAATGTGATGCTTGCCGTACTTCGAGAAGAACATGACGATGCGATCGGCGCACACATACTTGATGATCTCAAGCGGACCCTGCTGCGGGGCAAAGCTGTTGCCCTTGCCAACGGCGTCGGCAATGTCCGCCGCCGACTCGGGGAACTCTGCCATCAGCTCAATCGGCTCGCGCGTGAACACACGCGCGATCTCCACGGTGCGCCCCTGGCGGTCCCACACCGGGTAGAAGCCAATCGAATCCTCGATGAAGATGTGCGGGAACTTCGACTTCACGTCCGGCTCAACAGACGTGACGATGAGGCCGTACGAATAGAACTGGTCGGCACCACGTTGCATCTGCGCCTGCAAGCGCGAACGCTTGCAGTAGTGATTGGCAACCTTCGAGCGCGTGTCAGCAAACGCGCGCGCACGGTCGGACGTAGACGTGATCGACTCGCACGAAATGATCGGCAGCGGTGAGAGCGCAGCACTGGCGTGCTTCGCCATCACGTCGATACGATTCGCCACGATAGGGCGGGGCCACTCGTCCGAGAACAGACCGGGCGCAACGGCGTCGAAGTCGCCGTGGCGCACAGCACGCACCTCGGCTGCACGCACGTCTCGAAGCGCCTGGCGTGCACGCATCACATCAACACGTGCAGCCACCTGACCGATACTCCGGTCATCGGACATATTCACCCCGCTCGTAAGCCGCGAAACGGCATTGGGCTAGTCGCCCGAAGATTCGCCCTGCCACGTGACATGAAAGGGATGGCCTGATGTGTTGCGGGCGGGCGGTCACGGTCGAAACCGAGAACCTGCCGCGCACGCAGCTCGAAGAACCACAACGCCATCGGGCCATCCTGGCGAAGTTCCTTGCCGCGTTTCCCCGGCATCCACAGCATCAATTCCTCGATCAGAGTCTTGATGCCCTGGCTCAAACACTGATCTGGCAACTCGATCAGATTGTCCTTGTTGTGCACCTCACGCCCGGCACCCTCATTAATTCGGCGCGTAGAGCCGAACAAGGGTGCAACCGACGCAACCCCGAAATCAGGATCGGCCTTGTTGCGGGACGTGTAATGCGGCGTCATCTTGACGCCACGAGACGCAAGGAACGTGGTAATCTCAGGGTCCATCGTGAGGAACAACTGGAAAGCGTTCTTCTCGATCACCCATTCATTCACCCCGTATTCCTCCGTGACCGACTTGATAAGGTCACGAATGTAACGGGGGCTGGGACTGCCCTGCACGAACGCCTGCTCAATCCACCGCTTCTGCGTGGCACGGTCAACCTTGCCCACAATGGTGAAAGTATCCCCGGCCATAGCCGGGTCCATGCTCGCGATCGTCCACATGCCCTCGCCGCCACCGCGCGGGTGACCCCACGCGCCAGGAGTGAGGGGGCCTGCCTTCCTGCGTCCATCAATGGACGCCAGAACGCACTGCGGACGGAATGTGGCATCCTCGCCAACACCCGACTGCTGCTGGTAAACCAGCGCCCACGTCTTAGCCTTCTTGTCCTCGCGCACCTCGGAAAGACGCACGCCATCCCACGCTGGGTAGGTGCCATCCTCGCCGGGCAGCTCATCCGATTCGGCATCGAGCGGCTTCGACGAACGCGGCCACAGCGTCTCCCAATCACGGGGATTGTCCGCGAAGTGGAGAACCGCCGGCTGCGCCAGGTGGGTCCACGGGCTACTGCCGGACAGATAACGCTCGCCGTTCATCAGCTCAGAATAGATATCCTGCTGCCCCACACGGGTGCCTACCACGAGCAGAATGCCATCGAACAGACGCGAGGAAACGTCCTGCGCAAGCCAGTCGATTTGCTTCTCGAACTCGTGCGAGTTGCCCACGTCCGCCACATCATCGAGGATGA